GCCTAATGTAGTTGCATTAATATTTGTACCAGAAGCAGAATATTGGCCGCCAATTCTGGTTGATTGTACCGCTGCACCCTGTACGCCTAATTGAACAGAATCAGTAATTCTTGATGTAATTTCTGCAGCAAAAACAGGTGTAGTTAAGAATAACGAAAAGGCTAGAAGAAGTCTTTTCATTTTTCTAGAAAATAATGGACTATAAGTATTTAGATGAAAAAATTTGCAATTGACCGAACATAGGTTGACAGAATTTTCCGAGAGTGCTATAATAAATAAGTCTTAAGGAATGTAACGTTTCTTAACCTTGCCCCACCGAGACTAAAGGGCAAGTAAAATCCGTCTCTCATACCTACACTGGAGGGTGGTGTAGGAATACTGTAACTGTTCAATTCCCCTTGGACTCATACTTACCCTTTTAACAAATGACTGCTACAATTGCTTTACGTAAATCTACTAGCCCCTGGGAACAGTTTTGCCAGTGGGTTACTTCTACGAATAACCGCCTCTATGTGGGCTGGTTCGGTGTATTGATGATTCCAACGTTGCTTGCCGCAACGATTTGTTTCATCATCGCATTCGTTGGTGCCCCTCCTGTAGACATCGACGGCATTCGTGAACCTGTATCTGGTTCATTAATGTACGGTAACAACATCATCTCTGGTGCCGTTGTTCCTTCTTCTAATGCTATTGGACTTCACTTCTATCCTATCTGGGAAGCTGCTTCCTTAGATGAGTGGCTTTACAACGGTGGTCCTTTCCAACTGGTTGTGTTCCACTTCCTGATTGGTATCTACTGCTACATGGGTCGTGAGTGGGAACTCTCTTATCGTTTAGGTATGCGCCCTTGGATTATGGTTGCTTATAGCGCACCTGTTGCTGCTGCATCTGCTGTATTCCTGGTCTATCCTTTCGGTCAAGGTTCTTTCTCTGATGCAATGCCTCTGGGTATTTCTGGTACGTTCAACTATATGCTTGTGTTCCAGGCAGAGCACAACATTCTGATGCACCCCTTCCATATGCTTGGTGTTGCTGGTGTGTTCGGTGGTTCACTGTTCTCTGCGATGCATGGTTCTTTGGTTACTTCGTCACTCGTTCGTGAAACCACAGAAACTGAATCACAGAATTATGGTTATAAGTTCGGACAAGAAGAAGAGACATACAACATCGTTGCTGCTCATGGTTATTTTGGTCGCCTTATTTTCCAATATGCGTCCTTTAATAACTCACGTTCACTGCACTTCTTCCTTGCTGCCTGGCCCGTTGTAGGCATTTGGTTTGCTGCTCTTGGTGTTTCCACGATGGCTTTTAACCTTAACGGTTTTAATTTCAACCAGTCCCTGCTTGATAGTCAGAACAATGTAATTCCTACTTGGGCTGATATTCTTAATCGTGCTGGACTCGGTTTTGAGGTAATGCACGAGAGGAACGCACACAATTTCCCACTGGATCTTGCTGCTGCCGAGACAACTCAAGTTGCTTTGACTGCACCCGCAATCGGTTGATATAAAACTCAAAAAATAAATAGAGGAGTTCCACAAGAACTCCTTTTTTTATGCTCCTCATCCTCCTGCTCTTCCAACTATTCGGAGTCTTCCTCTTTCTAATGTCTCTACTATGATAACCTCCACCACTTCAAATAAACTCGCAGAGATTATCAGAGATACATGGCCCAATCTTTATAGACCAGCAAAAGATTTTAAACCACCATCAGAATATAAAAAGAAACCCCACTAAGGAATAAATACCAATAAGTCGCAAGCACTTATGGGTCCCTTACATTCGCCTAAGGACTATCTGTTTAATCTTCATACATCATCTAAAAGTGAAGCAAAACGATTATGGAGACAGAATATAAAAGATGCCTGGACCAACGAATGTGCTTATTGTGGATCTGAAGAAAACATTACACTAGACCATATCCTTCCTCAATGTAAGGGTGGTCTAGATATCAAAACGAATGTGGTTGCATGTTGTCATTCGTGCAATCAATCTAAGGGTCATACTCCCTGGGAAACCTGGTATTACGATCAAGATTACTTTACCGAAGAAAGATATAATACTATAGTTAATTGGATGAAACCTGATCCAAATCCAAATCTATACAAGTATGGTTCAAGAAGGAATAACGCATCTCTATTGACAGTAGATTTAAAATGTGATAAATTAGGAGAGACAAATTTACCTTTTTAATGGAAACATTTTCTCAAACATCTTCTAAACTGTATGATAGACATAATTATAAATTAGTTTTGGTTGATGGTAGTAGCAAAACATTTGATAACTATCACGATGTTCAAGCAATGTGGTATGAGATTGCCAATGACTCTTTGAGTCACATAGAAGTATTAGACAAACACAAAGGATTCAACTAATGAGTGATATTAAAATATACAAATCTGATATTAGAGATTTTATTGGAATCTTTGATACTGATTTTGATTGCCAATCAATGATTAATACCTTCAATACTCTTCAAGAAACTAATAAAACTTTTATTAGAAACTATGCAAGAGATGAAAAAGAAACTGAAGATGAGGCATATTACTGTCATCCAGCTCACCCAAAAAATTTTGGTGGAGAGAGTTATGAAATTGATGTTGCCATTCTTGGTGAATATAATGAGTTGATGAATGCTTGTTTTGAAATATATGGTGATACTTATACAGCATTGAAAAAAATGGCAAGTTTTCAGTGGAGTGTTAATATTCAAAAAACTAAACCAGGGCAAGGATATCATGCTTGGCATTGCGAAAGATGTAATATTTTAAGTTCTGGAAGACATCTAACTACAATGGTTTATTTGAATGATGTTCTTGATGGAGGAGAAACTGAATTTCTCTATCAAAGTCGTAGGATTAAACCAAGAGCAGGCAGGGTGGTAATTTTTCCCGTAGAATGGACTCATACTCATAGAGGAAATCCTCCTCTTTCTGGAGATAAGTATATTATGACAAGTTGGTTATACCATAGGAATCCATAAATATAGATATCGGAAAAAAACTACACTAATGTCAGCAGCAGCACTCAATCTTACAATTGAGCAAGGAACAGATTTTGAAGTTAAATTTACCGTTAGAAATAAAAGCGGTGCTCCCTTGAACTTACTAAGTTATACTGCAACCAGCTCATTACGAAAGCATCATACAGCAACAACCTCATATCCATTCATTGTCACTTTTCTTGACAGAGCAAATGGTAGAATAGCATTGTCTATGACAGACACTGTGACTTCTACTCTTACTGAGGGAAGGCATGTATATGATGTAATTTTAACTTCTCCAAGTGGATTGAAGAGTAGAGCAGTTATGGGTTCAGTCATCGTTTCACCTGGAGTGAGTTGATGGCTGATTATATCATAACTATGGATGATGAGGATAATGAATATGATGTGAGGGCGGATACTGGCGTCCTCAAATATAATATTGGCGTTAGTTATGAGATTCCTACAAAGTCCACTCAGTATAGTAATCTATTATTAGATAATTTTTCTGCTTCCTTTAATGGATCAAATCGCACATTTCCTTTAAGGGTAAATGGCGAACCATACTTTCCATTAAACGATCAGCAACTTATCATATCAATTAATGATGTAGTTCTGAGTCCTGGAATTGATTATCAGGTAACTGGAAGTAACGTCTATTTTACAGTAGCACCTACTTCGGGTCAGCAGTTCTTTGGTGTTGCGATGGCAACAACTGCGGATCTTACAAGAACAGTTAATTTTCTTGTCGATAATGGATCTGTAGATATTCCTCCTGGTTCAAAAGGTCAACTTAAGATCGATGTTACTGGAACGATTGAATCCTGGATGGTAGTCTCTAGGGATACTGGATCAATTGTTTTTGACATTAAAAAATGTACCTATGATACCTACCCAGTTTTTACATCCATTGTTGGAAGTGAATATCCCAGATTAAATAATGAAATTAAAAGTAGAGATGAAAGTCTTTCTACTTGGAACAGTACAATTACTGCAGGAGATATTTTGGATTTTGAAGTTTTAAGTTGCACTGGGATTACAGATTGTTCTGTTTTTCTTAGACTTAGACTCTAATTTTCCCATTCTTAAAATTTATAAATAATAGAAGAAATATTTCGCTGCTGCCCCCCACAGTTAAAAAGGAGATTTATAAATGGCACTTTTAGTTCATGATAACGGAGAACTTCAATCTTTACGTTATCTTGTAAATAGTCACAACATCGTTCCAAATAACTTAATCCTTAAGTTATACTCAAGTAACACTACTCCTATTGAGAGTGATGTTCCTTCACAGGTTAAGTATTATGAGCCATATGATTCAACGGGTCTTGTTGGATATGGCACTGCTCCTTCAACTGGATATCCTTCTATTATTGATAATAGAAATGATGAAACCTATTCAAGACAATATGGAATTCTTCTTGATGGCAGCAGATGGAATGTAAGAACTATTACAACTCCTATTAAGTCAACAACTGGCAGTGGCAACATCAACGAATATACCATCACTGTAGCATCAACCACTAACATTGCTGTAGGGCATTATGTTACTGGTGGTAGTGTTGGAACAAACGCAACGGTTGCTGCAATTGACGGTAGCACAATCGTTCTTACAGTTAAGAATACTGCTAACTTCTCTAACCAAGCACTTGATTTTGGTGTAGGTACAACTACTGCATCATACCCAGAGCAAGTATTCACCTTTACTTCTGCTGCAAATAACCAGTATGGTTATTACCTGGTAAGAGCAAACAATCTTCCTGTTGCAATTCATGGTGTTGCTGATGCAATCACTGTGTCAACTGGATCAACAATTGCCAAGCTTCAAGCAAGTGGTACTGTTGGTGTTTCTTCTGTTATTCTTTTTGAAGATAAGTATACTCCAACAGCAACGGGTATTACTTCAGCATTCAGCATCTTATCTTCAAACTTAACTGGAATTACTACGGGTCAGAGAGTAATCGGTGCAGGAATTGCAACTGCAGCAAGAGTTGTTGGAACCTCAGGTACTGACGTTGTTATTCTTGATAAGAAAAACACTGGTACAGTTACTGGCGTAACAACTTTCTTTGTTAATGTAACCGAAAACATCACTCTTGGAATGGGTGTTACTCACGGAACGGCAATTGGTGAAGTCAATGCTATTCCTTCAGGAACAACGGTTACTGGTATTGATGAGTTGAGAAGAGTTGTTTACCTCAGCAATCCTCTTTCTAACAACATTCAGTCTGCTACTGGTAACACCATTTACTTCAACTTCAGTAGGGTGAATGCTACCAGTCATGGACTTGTTCCAGGTGATGTTGTTTATGTTGCTGCTGGTACTGGTAACACTACAACTACTTCATCTACATACACCGTATTTGAAACACCAACCACATCTACATTTACAACCACACCTGCAATGACAGGTATCGGAAGTGCAAGCATCTACAGCAGCATCATGTTTGCTGAAAGATTCACGAACGGTCCTTACAACATTCAGAACAACGGTGACCAAATCAAAGTTACTCTGAATATCAGCCTAGACTAATTTTTTGAAAACGATATCTTTATTATGGAGGGGTTGCCAAAGCGATCCCTCCTATTTTTTTATTGTAGGAGACTTGTATGGTATTGCGTTACGTAGGTCCAGATTATACATTTGAACAACAACGTGTTGAGATTAACAATCTCGCAACGGACGTTGTTGGATTGGGAACTCCTGCGTATTCAGTTACCGCTGGATATGCTACAACAGCAGGGACTGCTACAACCGCAACCAATCTTGCAGATGCTGCTAATATTACTACTGGAACAATTAATAAGGATAGAATATCATCAACAAACAGTCTTAGTGTTCTTGGTGACTTGTATGTAAGTAATAATATTTCTTTTGGTGGGACAACAACTCAATTAAATACTCAACAACTTAATATTGTTGACCCCGACATTGTATTAGGTATTGGAACTTCTTTTAGTCCAACTGATAATACTGCAAATCACGGTGGTATTGCAATTGCATCCACAGAAGGAACACCACTTGTAGATTTAAATATTGTTCCTGGAGAAACCAATCCTTCCACATATAAGAAAATTATGTGGTTTAAGGGTAGTACTATTGGCGCAGGACTTACTGATGCTTGGTTATTTAATTATGGTGTTGGTATTGGTAGCACACAAGTTCCTAATGGTGTAAGACTTGCAGCAGGTGGAATGCAAGTTACCGATACTACAATCAGCACTCCAAACTTAAATGTTACTGGTAATCTTGGTATTGGTATTACAAATCCAACATCTAAACTTGCAGTTGTTGGTAATATTTCTGTTTCTGGAGTTTCAACTTTTACTGGTGATAGTACTGCAGGAAATCCACCTATTTTTGTAAGAAGAGATGCTAATAATAATGCAGGTATAAAACTTTATTCAACTAGTAATGGAAACTTTGTTTTTAGTGAATCTACATCATCAAATGGAAAACCATTAGTATTTGATACTTCTCAACAAGAAAATATTATTTTTAAAATTGTAGGAGTTACAAGAGCAATAATTCAACCAACAGGAGAATTATTAGTAGGAACAGCAACAACATCAGGAACAGCAGGAATAACATCAACTGGAACAGCAGGTCAAGGTCTTCAAGTTGCTGGTATTAGTTCTGGTGCTTATATTGGTGGTAATCTTGGTGTGGGGCATACAAATCCAACATCAAGACTTGATGTAATCGGTAATGCTGCTGTAAGTGGTTTAACATCAACAAATAATCTTAATGTTACTGGTATATCAACACTCAAATCAACGACTTTAATTGGTGGTGCAACTTCTACTGGAACAGCATCGCAGACACTACAAGTTACTGGTGGTGCTTATGTTTCTGGTTCTGTAGGTATAGGAACCACAAATCCAGGAGCAGGAGTTAAACTTGATGTTGTTGGTGGAGAAATCAAAGCAGGTAGAGTTGATTCAACTAATGAAGGTGGTCAAGTAAGTTTTGGTAGAGCAACTGATAATGCGACTGGTTGGTATATTGATGTTTATGGTAATACATCAACACCACAACTTCGTTTTGTTGATGTTAGCACTGCATCAGTAAGAATGACAATTGATAGTGCTGGTGTAATATCTGGCAATGGATCTGGGTTAACTGGTATTGTTGCAACAGGATCTGGTATTGTGGTTCGGGATGATGGTTCTAATATTGGCACTGCAACAACAATTAACTTTGGTGCAAACTTGACCGCATCAATTGCTGGTGGTGTTGCAACTATTGATGCTACTGGCGGCGGAACAGCAACAGCATCAATTGATTTATTAGAAGTAATGTTATTCTCATAAATATTTAAAAAGGAAATATAATGGCACTTGCAAAGGCAAATTTAGGATTTCCAATTGTAGTTGGTGCAGGAACCACAGTAACAGCTTATAGTGTTGGTTCTGCAAAGACTGCATATATTAGAAGCATTGTGATTTGTAATACTTTTGGTGGATCTATTAGTTCTACTATTGCACAAACAGTTCAAATTTATATGGTCCCAAATAGTGGTGGATCTATAGGTGTAGCAACAGCAGGAAATAGAATTGGTAGAGTTTCTTTAAGTGCTGATGATACATTTTTTTACGATTTGCAATATCCTATTACGCTACAAAATACAGGAGATAGTATTCAAGTTTATAATGAAGGAACAAATGCTTATACACTTTCTGGAATTGCAACAGCAACCAATCCAATTAATGTTGTAGTATTAGGCGATAAGGAGGTATAAAAATGCCTTTTAGATCTGCTAAGTTTGGATTAAGAACCGCTCTCAGTGATTATCTTTTGAGTGGAAAGGGTAAGACACAACACTCCCAGAATATCACAAGAGTTTCTGCAGATGGAGGAACTATTTTTACACCAGGTAATGGATATCGTTATCATATTTTTACCGCACCAGGAACTTTACGTGTAGGGAATGGCGGAACTCTTGATTATGTTGTCGTTGGTGGTGGAGGAGGCGGCGGCGGAGGAGGAAGTAGCACTTCTGGCGGAGGTGGTGGTGGCGCTGGTGGATATGTATCTAATACTGGTGTGCGTTTTAATACTGGCACCTATAATATAACTGTTGGAGGCGGTGGGGCTCAAAACCCTCCTGCAGGATCTAGTGCTCCTCTTAGTGCTGGATCTTCTACAACTATTTCTGGTCCAAATATAACTACCATTAGCGCATCCGGAGGTGGAGGTGGAGGTAACTCAAATAATGTTCCACAAGTAGGTTTTCCTGGCGCATCTGGTGGAGGTGGCGGATCTGCTGGCATCTATGTAGGTGGAACTGGAATTGCAGGACAAGGTAATCCTGGCGGAAGCGGTGGACCTAGTACTGGTAATCCTGGCGGCGGTGGTGGCGGTGCTGGATCTCCTGGGACTGGTGGTGTTGCTGGGCCCACAGGAGGTGGTCCTGGTGGTGTTGGATTACCAGCATTTCAAGGAGACACTGGAATTCCTGCATCTTATGGAACTCCTGGACCACAACCTGGAAGATATTTTGCTGGTGGCGGCGGTGGATCAAAAAGTGGTAGTGGAGGATCTGGCGGAGGAGGTAATGGAGCACCGCCGACAGCTGCAACACCTGGAACTGCAGGTACTATCAATACTGGCGGTGGAGGAGGAGGAGCAAATGCTTCAAATGGATCTGGCGGATCTGGTGGATCAGGAATAGTCATTGTCAGATATCTACAATAACCATAGAGAGAAACTATGACAGTATTCTCCTATACAACTGGGTTAGATAGCCGTAGGATTAGTCTTTACGCTAATGAAACGATTAGCGACTATTCCTCCGTTTTGCTGTCTGATTTTACTTTTATAGGAGATCCTGAGTTTAAAATCTCATCATATTCTGAAGAACTTGAAGAACAAAGAGCATATTCATATGATGATTCTGCTGTAGTTGGATTAGAATCTACTGATTATGGATTCATTTCCGAATTACATACACTTGATGATGACTTTGGATTAGTTACAGATACCACAAATTATGCATATCAACGTATTGACTATGGTTTCTTAACTCCAGATACAACTATTAAACCATTTGGTAGTATTGGTAATATCACAGAGTTTGCTGACGTTGCCCTTGTAAGAAACAGTGTTGGTGGCGTTACTTTTGCAATGTTTGGCGCTGCCAAAATCTTCGTATTACCAATTCATATTGGTAGAGGTTCGTTCCTTGCAAGAGGTGATGCAGCAATTGCATTCTCCGCACAAATTGTGGGGAGTGGAAAACTCTTTGAATTTAGTAGCTCTGCGGTTACTAAAGCATCCAAACAGGATGGTGCTGGACTCTTCAAACTCACCAGCACCTCCACAAATTCTTTCTCACCAGCTTCACATGTTGGATCTGGTTCACTATTTGGACTTTCAAGTTCTACTTACGCAGAATCTAATGCAGAAAAAACGGGGGTTACAACCCTCTTTAGATTCTCTGGTGGAATTACAAATGAGATATCTGTCAGTTCTTATGCTGGTAGAGGATCTCTATTCTCCTTTATTAGTCATACAGAGTCTGTAGCATACAGTTATAACGAATCTTCTGTTGTAATTGTTGATTTTGATGACTATGGATTCATTTCGGAATCTCCAGTTGTTGAAGATGATTATCTAACAATTGGCGATACTGCCCTGAATTATCCATGGCAGTTTGCTAATTATGGATACATCACTGACAATGAAACCAGACTTCCATTTGGAAGATTCCAAATCAAGTCTGATAGTGGAATTGTTAATTCACCATCTCCTGTATGTTCCGGAACCATTAAGGTTTCTGGAGAGGCAAAAGTATATGTACTGCCAATTCATATTGGTTCTGGTGCATTCAGACTTTATACTGCAACAATCCCAGCTTTCTCTCCGAAAGTTATTGGTAAAGGATCGCTATTTGGATTTGGTGGTGGGGCAGAAGCAACTGCTCCTCAGATTGCTACAACGACAGCTCTCTTCAGAGTTACTGGTCGTGCTGCAGAATCAACTGTTCCAGCAACTCATGTTGGTTCTGGATCTCTCTTTACCTTCATTAGTAAGACAGAAGTATATGGTGCAAACCCACCAGAATCTATTGCTCTCTTCAAGATCAGTGGTGCTGCTACTAACGAGCAGAGAGCATATGGATATAATGGTACTGGATCCCTCTTTGCAATCAGCGGACATGTTGAGAAGGTTTCTTATGCATATAACGAATCTTCTGTTGTTGCTCCAGATTGTCTGGATTATGGATTCATTTCTGCCGTCCCAGATGATGTTCCAGATCCAGAAGTAGATTGTGGTTTAATATCTGATCTTGATATTCGCCTTCCATGGCAGAAATCTGATTATGGATACATCACTGACTTTGAAACCAGACTTCCATACGGAAGATTTGAAATTTCAAATGAAGCACAGACTCCATTCTCTGTGGTTGCCATTGGATCTGGTAGTATTAGAAATATTACTGGCGAAGCAAGCGTCTACGTCACACCAATTCACCTTGGCAGTGGCAGTGTATTTGTTTCTGGTGCCGTTGAAACCAAGTTCCAGATCCGCACATTTGGATCTGGAAGAATGTTTGGATTCGGTAGCAGTGCCGAAGTCATTGGGTCCAATCCTCCAGATTCTACATTACTCTTCACGATTACTGGTGCTGCTACAAATATTCAGGCATCGTTTGCACATGAAGGTTCTGGAACCATCAATCTTGGCAAGAGTTCCCCAGGTCTTACTGGAGATGGATCTCGTGCGATTACGATCTTCAGACTCAAGCATTTTGGTTCTGGATCTCTATTCGCATTTACTGGTTCTGCAGAGTCTACAACAAACAGACCTGTCAGAGGTATTGAGCTCTTCCGTTTCGTCGGTACTACAGCATATCAAAGGAACTTTAATTACAACGTTTTAGAATCTTCCTTTGGTACAATTAATATTACTGGCGCGGCAACGAACGTTGAGTTCAGTCGCTATCAAATTGGATCTGGCGAATTTAGAGTTACTGGTTCTGCAACACCAATCTTCAGACTCAAGCACATTGGTTCCGGTCAGTTCTCTGCCATTACTGGTTCTGCAGAAGTATTTGGTGCCAATCCTCAAGAGAATACGGAACTCTTCAAGATCCATGGATCTTCCACATCTTCAGAAACAATCAAAGTTCCTGCAACAACAATTGAAGCAAGACTGTTTGGTTCTGCAGTTGAGAAAAATACAGAAGCTTACTCTGGTTCTGGATCTCTATTTGGTATTGGTGGGTCTTCTCAGATCTTCAAGGTATCTGCGGATGCTTCTGGTCTCTTCAAACTTACTGGTGCTGCTGCAGAATCGGTTATTCCTGCTCCACATGTTGGTTCTGGATCCCTCTTTACCTTCATCAGTAAGGCAGAAGTATATGGTGCAAACCCACCAGAATCTACAGCACTCTTCAGAATTACTGGTTCTGCTACAGAAAGAAATACTGAAGCATATGTTGGTACTGGATCCCTCTTCACCTTCACCAGCGCAACAGAATCTTCTGGAGCAAATCCACCTGTATCTGGACTATTTAAGATTGCTGGTTCTGCAGTCGAGAAGAATACTGAAGCATATGTTGGTACTGGATCTCTCTTCACTTTCGTCAGCAAGACAGAATCTGTCAGCAATGCAGAGTCTACAAAGGGTCTCTTCAGAATTACTGGTTCTGTCAGAGTTTATCGCACCTTCCCCAATTACGATGGATCGGGTCGCATCTTTGGATTCTCTGGTTCTGCAGAATCTTCTGGAGCAAACCCACCAGTATCTGTTCTCTTCAAGATTGCAGGTTCTTCCCAAGAAAGAATATCCGACGCACACGAAGGAACAGGATCTCTCTTTACCTTCGTCAGCAAGACAGAAGCAGTTGCTGCAAATCCTCCAGAGCAAACAGCACTCTTCAGAATCAACGGTTCTGCAGATGTTTCGCGTGTATTCCCAACCTATGTTGGATCTGGTTCCCTCTTTACATTCGTCAGCAAGACAGAATCCTTTGCTGTTGCTCCTCGCGCAGCATCAATATTCACATTCTCAGGTTCTGCAGTCGAGAAGAATACCGAAGCCTACCGTGGAACGGGTACTTTCTCCACAATTTCTGGTGCTTCTCTATCTTTCCTCTACACTTACGAACTTACCAAGGTACTATTCCAGTTCAGCAGTGGAGCAGCAGAATCATTTACACCAACAAATTACAACGGATCTGTTCTTCTTGACATTAATGGTAACGTCACTAACAGTAGATATGTTGTATATGCCCCACCACGTCCAACTAGAATTTATGTGATCTGATAAATAAAATTATAATAAAACCTCTGAAATGTCAAATACAAAAAGAGTACAACTAAGAAAGGGTACGGAGGTAGAACATGCCAGTTTTACTGGTGCTCTTGCTGAAGTAACCGTTGATACTACTAAAAAAGTCATTAGAGTACATGATGGAACTACGGTTGGTGGTTATGAAGTTTCTAAGGCAAGATATGCTGGAATTGCTGTAACTAGCAACTTAAATTCAAATGTGAAGTATCTTGCTGATACTACTGGAGGTGAATTTACTGTAACTTTACCATCACTCGTAACTGTAGGAGATTACATAAAGATCATTGATGCAGAATCTTATTGGAGCATAAATAATCTTATAGTAAATTCCCAACCAGGACAACAGTTTAAAGATTTTGAGGGACTCGTAGATTCCCCCCTAGTATGTGATGTTTCAGGTGCTTCTGTTGAATTGGTGTGGGAAGGTTCTTACTGGAGGGTATTTGCATGACAATGTTTTTAAGTGGTATATCCGCTTCCTCTGCCGGGGGAAGCAAGACTGTTTCCCAATTAACAGATTTTTTCGTTCATGCATTACGTAGAGGTGGCGGATCTGCTACTGATACGGATGATGGAATGCTTTGGTATACTAAAGTAAGGTCTACTGATTCCGCTGAAACCGCTGATTTTCATAGAACTGATGGAACTCAATATCCTGGATTTCTTGATGGAGTTGATTATGTTGATGAAACGACAGAAGATAAAACATATAAGAATAACTCAGCAGATAAATATCAACAGTACCGATTTGATTTTAGAAATTTGACTTATTTTATTGATGATGATGGATATTTGGTTGCTCGCCTTGGCAGCAATTATGATCATAACACCGCAGGACCTAAGTAAGGAATTAAAACAAAATGGCTGATTTTAGACTAGGCAGATTAAAATTTAACTGGAGAGGTAACTGGGCACCAACCACTGCCTATGTTATTGATGATATAGTTAAATTTGGTGCTAACACGTATGTTTGTACCACGAATCATACCTCAGTATCATCAGAAACAACCTGGTATGCTACTGATCTTGCTAAGTGGTCTTTACATGTTGAGGGAATTACCAATAGAGGTGATTGGACTCCTGCAACATATTATAAAATTAATGATTTAATTAAGTTCGGAAATACTCAATATAGAGTTACAACTGGATTTACATCTGGCGGAACATTTAGTTCCTCCAATATGGTCCAGTATTTTGGTGGTTTCAACTTTGAGGCTGGTTGGAACTCAGGTACTGAATATCAAACAGGCGACGTTGTATCTTACGGTGGATACAACTACATTGCTAAGACAGTAAATACCAATAAGGCACCAAGTTCATATACATCAGATTGGGATCCACTTACAAATGGATTTACATTTGTTGGTGCATGGAGTACTACTCGCTCATATATTCCTGGTGAAGTTGTAAGATTTGGTGGTTATTCATACGTTGCAAAAAATAATATTGGTGTTGCAGGAGCAGGGAAAACTACTAGTCCTGTTGCTGTTGGATATGGTACTCAGTGGGATCTGATTGTTAAAGGTTTTGATTGGAAGAGTGCATGGTCTTCCCTCACAACCTATGAATTAGGAGATACTGTTTCTAGAAATAGCAATAGCTATGTTAGCGTTGCTTCTACTAACTTTAACAATTCTCCTGAAACTGATGCCTTAGGTACATATTGGAATCCACTGACAGAAGGTTCAGCAACGAACGTTCTTTCTGCCACTGGCGATATGATCTATAAGAGTGGTGCAGGTGCTGCTGCTCTTACAATTGGTACTGCCGGTCAAGTACTTGGTGTTTCAACCACTGGTATTCCTAAGTGGTTAAATAACAACACTACTTACCCAGTCTTCTATGTTTCTGAAGAGGGTAATGATTTAAATAATGGTAAGAATATTAGCAATTCATTTGCTACTATTGCTCGTGCTGTTGGTGTTGCTACAACTGGTCCTGCCACAATTTATGTAAAAGCAGGAACCTATGAAGAGCAATTCCCAATTATTCTTTCTGAAAATGTAACTCTTGTTGGCGATAACCTCAGAACTTCAAAAATTACTCCTGCTGTAGGTAATTCAAAAACTCAAATTCTGACAATTGATACTGCTTTTAGTGGTAGTATTTCTTATGGAAGTACTGTTGCTAATGGTGCGGGAACTAAGGTTGCTCGTGTTATGGAAGCAAACTACTTCCAGAATAAGATTGAAATTATGCAGGTAAGTGGTGGAGCATGGACCACTTCCGATACTTATGCTCCAAATGGTTCAGTGATTAGTGCAGTTGAAACTCGCACTAACGCTCAGACAACAATGTTCTACTTAAGCAGTGCTACGATGCTTAAGGATGTTCTATTTGAAGGTTTGACTGGGTTTTCTCCAGCAGGTGCAGTTCTGACACAGACTGGTACTATTTCTGGAACAATTCTCACTTCTACTGGATTATATCCAGATCTTGTTGGAACAACTGTTTCTGGGTCTACTGTTTCTCCTGGAAGTAAGGTTGTCAACTTTATTAGTTCAACTCAGGTAGAAGTTGATATTTCTCAAACAGTTGGATCAACTGCTCTTACATTTACTGCACCTTCCAGTGACATGAATAATGCCACTGTCAAAGGTGTGGCTGTAAGATTGAATCCTTCTTCTCCAATCACCAAATCACCATACGTTTCAAACTGTTCCGTATACTCCACTGGTGGAGTTGGAGCAATTGTTGATGGTAAAACTCATGAACAGTATGATGCTGGTCCTGTAAAATCCAACAAATCTATTGTTTTTGACTCTTGGACCAACATTAACGATGATGGTGTTGCCTTCTGGGTAACAAATAATGGTGCAGCAGAAATGGTTTCTTGCTTCACTTATTATAACCATATTTCCTACACTTCAACTCGTGGTGGTAGAATTAGATCTCTTGCTGGCAACAGTTCTTGGGGCAACTATGGTATTGTTTCTTCTGGATATAACCAGTCAGAAGTACCTGCAACAGGTAAAGTTGAAGGACTTACCTTAAAGTATAATGTTGAGACTCTAACTTCACCTGGATTCGTTCAGTATGAGAGAGTTCGTGGTGCCACATCAGGTGCTATTGGCATTATTAATTCAGTTCAAACTTCAAGTGCTACAATCTATTATACTCTTGTTACCAAAGGTCCAAACGTTGGAATCAGCTCTGGATTCCTTCAAAATGAAGTAATTCGTGGTTTGACTAGTGGCACAACTGCTAACCTAACGAATAATACTGATGCAAACAGAGGACAAAAAGGATTTACTCTGATTACATCAGGACTTACTACCTCTCAGGTATATGAAGGTGGTAGTGTGGAATTTGTTACAGGTAATGGATACGGTGGTACTTTATCTGGTATTGGAACTACAATTACTGGTGCAGATCCTTTCTCATATGTCGTCCAGTCAACTTCTTATACTGGTCCAGATGGTAGGGGTTCAATTGATATTCAGAGAGGTCAATTAACTACAGTTGCTGCAGGTCACACTGGTGGCATTAAGGTTATGAAGAACCTGCCATTTACTGCAAGCACAACAACACTTTCGGGTGCAGTTGGCGCAGGTGATACTGCAATTCCAGTATCTTCTACTGGTGGATTCCAACAAGGCGGTTATGTTCTTGCTCCATCTGGAGAATTGATGCTTATCAATAGTTTCACTGGTGGAACTCAGATTAATGTGACTAGAGCATCCGAAGGAACATCTGCTTCTGGTGTGTCTGCAGGTGCTGCAATTACTGCTATTGGATTCCCAAATACATTAGCTCCCGAAACACTGAAGGACTTTACAGGTATCTCCACACAAATGAGAGTTACCTCAACTTCAGGATTCACGACCACTAACTTTGTAAGAATTGATAATGAAATTGTAAGAATAACTGCAATTCGTCCCGATACTACTGGTACTTTGATTGCTATTCTTGCTGACGAAAAACCAAATTATGCATTTGACGAGCAGACTGTGAAAGTTAGATATCTATATTCACAGGTTCGTTTAACAGGTCACGATTTCTTACAACTTGGTACTGGTAATAAGGCAAATACTAATTGGCCTTCAACGCCACTTTCTAATCCTATTCCTTCAAGAGAAGTTAATGAGAGCTATCCTGGTCGTGTTTACTACGTATCCACCGACCAAAATGGTAACTTCCGCGTAGGTAAGTACTTCCGTGTTAACCAGGCAACTGGTAGCGCAACTCTGAATGCTTCTGCGTTCGACTTGTCGGGTCTTACCTCCTTGAGACTGGGTTCTATTGGTGCTCAGTTGGGTGCTCAAATTAATGAATTCTCTGTTGACGGAACTCTGTCACAGAATAGTAATGAGAAGGTTGCCACTCAGGCAGCAGTCAAGACTTATGTTGATACTTCAATTCTTAAGTCCAGACCATTCGCATACTGGTTAGCATCTTCTTGAGCTAATTTTGTCTATCTTATAAATAAACATATAAATGATTTTAACTTAAAATTGGGGGAGTTAAATGGCTTCTGGAGTATTGGGGCAAGTATCTCTTGCATCTACAACAAACACAACAGTATATACGGTGCCTTCCAGCACAATTTCTTATGTAAACGTTAACGTTTCCAATAGAAATGCTTCTGACGTTGCAGTGCGTGTAGCACTTGCTGCTACTACAGCGCCTACAAACGCTGAGTATATCGAGTATGAATCCTTCATTGCACCTAATGGTGTTTTGGAAAGAACAGGATTAGTTCTCGAAGCTGGTAGAAAAGTCATCGCATATTCAAACTCAACAAACGTAAGCGTTAACGTTTACGGTGTCGAACAATCAGTATAAGGAGTAATTAACGAAAATGGGACGCTTTATTTCCGCTTCTACTTTTACCTCAGAAATTGTAAACGTATCTTCTACGCCTTACACTGCTACTGCTGGTAAAACCTATCTTGTAAACACAACATCTACAGCAATCACTCTGAATATTCCTTCAGGTAGTGATGCAAACGTTGGAGACAGAATTGCAATCGTTGATCCTGCTGGTAACTGGTCAACTAATAATGTAACCGTAGGCATTAACACTCTTACAACAAAGATTGCTAACCTGAACGAAAACCTTGTTCTTAACGTACCTAACAACTCAGTAGAACTTCTTTATAGTGGAACTACTTTTGGTTGGGTTCTCCTTAATACTTAATTCTTATAGTGAAGAAAATGCTATACATAGGAGTAACCGATGGCTAATTTAAGAGATTTAATTGATTATACAAACAAAGCAGGTATTCAGACATCCCAATCATTGGGAGCAGTAGTTGCACCTCCAGCATCTCCAAATGCTGGTATTGCTGCAACTGCATTTATTCCAAGTTTTCCTGGATCTGCTTATAGGCAAATCAAATACCGCAACTATTGCGTTCAAGAATACAATTGCTGCAACTCATGCTTTATGTGGAAACCTCCTATGGGGACTACATTTATTAAGTTTGAAATCTGGGGCAGTGGCGGTAGTGGTGCTGGGTCATGTTGCTGCGGTTGGGGAAATCCTGGCGGTTCTGCTGCTTATGCATTCAAGTGTATTTGCACTGGAAATGATTTGGGTGGATGTACGTATGAATTCTGTGTTGCAGGTGGTCCATGTGTTACTCCTCTTCAATTTGGATTCAAAGGTTGCAAGACATTTGTTGTTGGTTACGGTTTAAATAACTTCTGTGCCGAAGGTGGCGGCGGCGGTTCTTGGCATTGCCATTGCAACTGGGTTCTATCCTGTATGTGCGAGTATGATGTTGCTTGTGCTGAAGGTGCAAGATTCAATAACTGTGCCTACCAGATTTGTTCGGGAAGTCATGAGTCATTTACATGCCATTGCCTTCTTGCAAATAGCGTACATGGTACGGGTATGATTAACCCATTTGATATGTATGATAATACTCGTTATGATTGTGGCAAATCTACAGGACACTATGATCTAATTGGTATTGGTAATACGTTTGGATCATTTGGAAGAAGAGTTAAACTAAATCATGCACTTAACCCTTGTTATGGTGCTGCTTGTTACGGATGTTTATTCTGTGCGCCATTCTATGGTGCTGATGGCGGTGCAAGAGGACTTCCTGGAATGGTTGGATCTCCATGTAACCAAGCTGCTGATGACTTCTGTATGGTTAACCAATATATTCCATATTCTGGTGGATTAATTAATACTCGTGGTGGGTACATCATCAGAAGAAATAGTGACATGAATAATAGTGGTAATAACGGGCATCCAAACGACTTTAATGAATTCTTTGGATATAGTGGCAGTAACCTGGGTCATGGTATTCCTGGATTTGGTGGAAGAACAGCACAGTCTTATGGTGGTAATAATTGCTATTGTGGTGGATATGGTGGATCTGGTCAAGTTATCATTACCTACGGTTAAGGAGAAGAATAATGTCAGAGTTAAGAAGACTTTTAAATACGGAAAATCAAACTGAACTCCAAAAACGTACTTGTGGATTTAAGTCTACACAGTGGGGTAATGGTTGGGGTAACACTCTTGTAGATGGATTCACCAATTATTATGGTGGATATTGCTGGCAAGATACCTGTAACACCGCATATCGTCAGTGGTGTATGGGATATTGCGTATTCCCTGGTGTAACTACCGTCCAGTTTGAAATCTGGGGCGGTGGTGGTGGTGGTGCAGGTGGTTGCTGCTGCCAACAAGGTTCTCCTGGTGGTTCAGGGGCTTATGCACTTAAGACTCTTTGTGCGTCTGATCTTGGAGTTGATACTCTTGGTGGCATGTGCTACCTGATTTGTATTGGTCCTAACTCACAATGCTCTATTAACTGTACTGGATGCCAAGGATGTAAGACTTGGATCACTGGTTGTGGTCTCAGTAACTTCTGTGCTGATGGTGGAATGTCAGGTAGAACCTGCTGCTACATCTTCCATGATGCTCATGGTGCAAACTTAACAGGTACTTATGGTCCTGGTGGTGGTGGTAAGAGTGCATGGAACTCTGGTGGATGCTTTACTCTCGATCCAGTTTCTGGATCCTGCTATGCTTGTGACTGTGCTTGCTATTATGGTGCAGACTTTGGTGTTGCTGGTAGACCTGGTTGGTTCCGCGTAGATTGTATCTGTGGAAATAACTGCTTCGTAAGAATGGGTCTCGCACAAGCTGGCGGATTCAAAGATAAATGCACCAGATATGTTATTACCAGAAACGAAGGTAATGCTTGCTTACATCAGAGAACAAACTGCTGGTCGGGTGAATTCCCTGCCAACCTTGATTGTAACTCTGGTGGCACAAGAGGTCAGGGTCAGATGTCAGCTACAACATGTGCTGGTAGTTGCTGCTATGGATGGAGAGGATCACCAGGTCTTGTCCGTATTACTTACAGATAATAAATACTCATTAACAGGGATACTTCAGAAATGGCAAACCTTAGGACTTTATTAGGCACATCAGATACTAATTTTACCGGTATTCACTCCGGTGGTATTGGTAGACTGAGAGAAGGTCAAGTAACCTACTTCATGGCTCACATGTGTGGTTCTTGTAGCTCATATGAATTAACATGTTGCCAAGCTCCTGCTGGTGACTATACATCGGGTTACAACAACTTTAGTTACTGCTGCTGGAAAGTTCCTTCCTATCCTGGTGTAGGAACAACAGTAGTCACCTTCGAAATCTGGGGTGGAGGAGGCGGCGGTGCTGGTGCCTGCTGCTGTGCTTATGGTATCCCTGGTGGTGCTGGTGCCTATGCATATAAGTCAGTTATTGGAGTCTCATCTGGAACTGTTTATAACTTCTGTATCGGAAGTGTTGCATGTAGGACTGATAGTCCAAATGGAACTGATGGTTGTAAGACATATGTAACTGGTATTGGTCTAACTAACTTCTGTGCTGATGGTGGTAAGAGAGGTTGCAGTTACTGTCAGTGCTGTCTTGGTAATGCTTTTTATTGCCACTTTAGAACGGGAATTGGTAGCACTGATAAACCGATTGATGGTTATGGTGGGTTCCAAGACGTTGTAGGATTGAATACTTCATGTGTTGGATGCTGCTCCTTGTACTACGGTGCTGACGGTGGCGCTGTTGGACTTTACGGTGCATATCAATTCAACTGTAAGCAGAATAGATTGTGGAATAAATTCTTCATCCCATATCCAGGTGGTCTTGTAAACCAGCAAGGTGGTTGGGTTGCTTGGAGTCAGGGTGATAATTCAAGTTGCGGTTATTGCGCTCAGTGTGGTGTTGCTGGAGAAATTGGTTTTGGTGGTCCATTCGAACAGAATTATGTTCCTGGTTTGGGCGGTCCTTCTGCTGTCGTTTGTGCTGGCGGTTGCTGCTGCGGAACTCAGGGATGGGCTGGTGCGGTTCGTGTAACCGTCCGCTACATCTAATTGTCTTTAATAAATATTCTAAATTAGGGGTTACTATTTAAAATGACTATTATCAAAAAGAAATTTACTTATGATTTACCAGATGAATATCTGGCACAAACAAAAGATCTTGGATTAACTGGCGAATGGGAATATGAAGGTCCCAATAAAGTTTACGTTCATGTAGACAAAAAAACCAATGTTATTCTACCTCAGTGTAGTTGCCAATCTCATGATGATGAGAGAACTCAAGAAGAGAACGACCATATTATGGACGTTTATACTGGACTTGATGCATATCATGCTCCAATTGAATTTGATAAGGATCCTGTTTTACTTTCTTGCTTCTTCCCTAAGCTTGCTAGTGATATGTCCCAAAAGGAATATACACATCCTGTGACTGGAGAGGTTTTCTACAGCAGACCAGATCCAATTATGCCAGATCATACCATTCAATTTGATCAAGTTGAATATGATTTTGAGAAGAAAGAGTGGAAAAAACCATATCCAATGAGACAACCTCATATTACAAGAGATCAATTTGAGGCAGCCTATAATGGCATTTTAGCAAATTATAAAGTAACTCCAACAGAAAACTATACTTCAGCACAAAAGAAAAAGTGGTCTGATTTTATTAAGGAATTTGAAGCAGTTCCTACAAAGTTTGCTGACTATATGGATACTCCTTGGATGGTTCCATTTCCAAGTGATCCAAGAATGGATGAGAAGTGGGGTGTTGAAAATGATGGTTTGATTTCTGAAACTCCAATCACAGAAAATCCTGATGCTGCTCCTTCTGCTGTAGTTGTAGAAGAAACTCCTGTTAAGGATTTGTCTGGATATGATGTAGAAGCACTTGCTGAAGCAGAACTTACTGATGAAGAAAAAGTCTCTGAAGAAACACCCGAAAGATTTAAGATTGGTGTTGGTACTACCTGATAGAGTGTAGATAATACTACAGAGGGGGGTCAGAAATGACCCCCTTTACTTTTGCTAAATAGCAACGTATAATTAAAACATTATCCCCTTTGAGGCGAGTATGAGACCAAAAGCATTTTTTGTGAATGGCGGAGCGGGGCGTGTAGTTTGCTCTATTCCAGCATTTGAAAAGTATCAAGAAGAAAATCCTGATGAAGATTTCCTGATTGTCTGCGAAGGTGGAACAGATTTCTTTAAAGGACACGCAACACTTTATCCTAGAGTTTACGATCATTGGCATAAAAATCTCTTCAGAGATAAGCTGAAGGATATGGATATAGTTACAACAGAACCATATCGTGTTTGGGAATACTATAATCAAAAGTGCAATCTCTCTCAGGCTTTTGATATTCAAATCAACGATAAAGGTATTCGAGAACTTCCAAAACCAACCATTAAACTTTCCAGGCAAGAATTTATCAGTGGAAAGTTTGTCTTGGAAGATGTAAGACAAAAAACAAAGAAAGATAAAATAGTAGTATTCCAACCCTTTGGTCGGGGAACTCAAGTAATGGGCAATTTTATCACTGATTCCAGTGGTAGAAGTTTTGAAATGGCGAATGTTGTTGGACTTGTTAAAAAATTGCAGAGAAAGTATGCTGTAATTTATATGGGCGAAATTGAAATTGATTTCCAAAAAGAAGGATGCAAAGATCCTGTTGCTACTCCTAGAGGAATTGATTTACGAGCATGGGCTGGTATTATTGGTGAGTCTGATCTTTTCCTGGGGTGTGATTCTGTAGGACAGCATCTTGCATATTCTCTAGATATTCCTTCCGTAGTCGTAGTGGGTGCTACATGCAAAGAAAATATTTCTTATCCAAACTCTGATAAGTTTGAAGTTCTTGATATGGGAGAAGGTCTGAGAATCTACGATCCTATTCGTATTACAATGGATGAGGTAACTCAACGTGTAAACGATGGTATCATGGCAATGAATGGTAAGATTGAAGATGTTATCGTTCAATCCATCGACAAATTGATGAACAAATATTATGTCAAGAAGAATGAAAACATTGTTCTTCCAACGATGGATCAGCAACAACAATCTTGTGGTATGCCACCAGCAGCACCAGTTGGTAGTTTGACTGGCGCACCTGCACCAGAGGTTGCACTCTCCCCAAATAAGCAAAGAAAGAGTGCTATTGACGAATTGATGTCTGAGGCAGTAAAATCTGCTAATGGTACTAAAAAGTCAACAGGATTTCTTGATACGATTCAAAAATAATTAAAGGTAATTTTATATGACAATTATTGCATCAATTGCCCGTGGTCACAACGGGAGCACAACTTTAATGAAGGATGGTGAGATCATCTTTTATCTTGAGGAAGAGCGCCTTTCTAAGATGAAGTATGATGGGTCACCCCTTCTTGGTCTGGCAAAAGTATTTGACTATGTAGATCATATCGATCACCTTGTAGTTTGTCATACTCATCGCCATGGTCCTCAATTGGATTGGACTGGTGAAGATCTATATCATGGTTGGGTGAGGAAACTTGCTAAGAAAAAGTTTGATTTTAAAGTTCATTTTATTGATCTAATTCACCATGAAATGCACGCTGCATGTGGTTTTTATAACTCAGGTTTTGAAACTGCCGCATGTGTAATTGCAGATGGAGCTGGCAGTTTCCTTCAGTATGAAGGTATTGATGATGTTCTATTTGAATTTGAAACTATCTTCAAGGCTTCTTATCCAAAAACTTTTGATGTAGTTTATAAGCATCTTGGCACAAAAGCAGCAGTTGGTTGTAATCAAGTTGATACTGGAGTATTTGTTACCGAGTATCCAGGTCATACAAAAATGTATGAAGCAGTAACAGAGTATTGTGGTTTCCCTGCGATTGAGGCAGGCAAACTGATGGGTCTTGCTCCTTATGGAAAACCAAATGAAGACCTTCCCAAGTTCTTCAGTAATGGTTGGAGTAATCGTGAGTTGATTATTCCTACATATCCAAATGCTGCTAAGATTAATGTTGGCAGGTATCCTATTCTGATTGATGATGTTGAGAATCATCAAGAAGGTCAGTATACTGATATTCAAAAGGATATGGCATATGCGATTCAGGAAGCAACTGAGAATCGTATGATTGAACTGATCCGCAAGGCTCATGAAGAAACTGGTGAAACAAACATCGTTATTTGTGGCGGTTATGGTTTGAACTGTGTTGCAAACTATAAGTATCTTCAGGCATTCCCAGATTTGAATATCTACTGCGAACCAATCTCTCATGATGGAGGCACTTCAATCGGTGGTGCTAACTACATCTGGCACGATGTTTCTGCTAAGAAGTCTGCTAAGAAGCAGGCATCTGTTTATTACGGTCCTCAGTATGATCCTACTACGTATGAAGATGCTCTCAATGGACTTGAAGTAACTGATACTTCTTACGATGAAGTTGCGAAACTGATTCGTGAAGGTAACATCGTCACTGTATATCAGGGTCGTTCCGAAGGTGGTCCTCGTGCTCTGGGTAATCGTTCTATTCTCTTTGATCCTACCATTAAGGATGGCAAGGATATTGTGAATGCAGTCAAGCATCGTGAATGGTTCCGTCCTTTTGCTTGTTCTATTAAGCAAGATAAAGTTAATGATTGGTTTGATCTGGCTGGTCGTGATGAAACTCCTCACATGATGTATGCTGTCAAGTGTCATCCTGGAGTTGAAGAAAAGATTCCTTCAGTGATTCACGTTGATGGAACCTGCCGCATTCAGACAGTAACTACAGAACAGAACGAGCACTATTATAATCTGATTGATGCCTTTGAGAAACTGAGTGAAGTTCCCATTCTGTTTAATACAAGTTTCAATCTGGGTGGAGATCCTCTGGTTGAAACTGTTGAAGACGGTGTTAATACCTTGAAGAGGTGTGATATTGAGTATATGTATCTTCCTGAAATTCAGAAACTTGTTTATATTCCTAACGAATGAAAAAAGTTTTTGTAAATGGCACTTTTGATTTACTTCATTCGGGTCATATACATCTCCTAAACTATGCAAAAAGTTTAGGAGACTTTTTGTATGTGGCAATTGATACTGATGAAAGAGTTAAAGAGAAGAAGGGTTCATCAAGACCAATTTATAGTTTAGAAGAAAGAATCTTTCATCTACAAAATCTTAAACCCGTGAATGTAGTTCTTTCCTTTGGAACTGACGAACAGTTAGAAGATCTTGTAAAAATTACAAAACCTGATATAATGGTTGTAGGATCTGACTGGAAAGGGAAACCTATTATTGGTTCCCAGTACGCTAAAAAATTTGTATTTTTTGATCGAATAGAAGAATATGCCTCAACAAAAACAATACAAAGTATTATTGATCGGAGATAGTTGTGAGGACGAATACATCTATGGAAAGTGTGAGCGTCTAAGTCCTGAAGCTCCAGTGCCCGTAATGAAGTTTTCAAAGACAGAAGTGAAGGCAGGGATGGCAGGTAATGTATGCCTCAATCTTCAGGCATTTAATATGCATATTACTTTTCTTACAAATTCTGAAAAGATTGTAAAGACAAGAATGATTGATGAAAAATCTAATCAACAACTTCTTCGTGTGGATGTTGAAGATACTGTGAAACCTCTTCACCTACCAGTGTCAACAGATAGTTTTGATGCTGTTGTGATTTCTGATTATAACAAAGGATATGTGACGGATAAAAAGTTGTTTGAAATTGTGAGTGAATGCAACGTTCCTATTTTTATTGATAGTAAAAAGCAATATCTACCAAACAAGAAAAATTGCTTTGTAAAAATTAATGATATTGAATATTCTAAATTGAGTCAAGATTGTCAAATAGATAATCTAATAGTAACCAAAGGTGGTGAGGGATGCCTATATAATAACACTTTGTATCCTGCAGAAAAGGTAAAGGTATATGATGTGGCAGGTGCAGGTGATACCTTTCTTGCTGCTTTAGTTTATGGATATCTTTGCTATGAAAGTATTGAAAGGGCAATACTGTTAGCAAATAAAGCAGCATCTATAGCAGTTCAAAATCAAGGAACTTATGTATTAACGGAGGATGATGTGAATGGATTCTTGCAAGATTAAGATGGTCCCCAAGGGATGGGGATTTGAAAAATGGATTGTAAATAATGAAGAGTATTGTGGAAAGCTTCTTTACTTTGTGAAGGGTGGTAAATGTTCCTTCCACTATCACATTTTAAAAGATGAAACTTTCTATATTCAAAGTGGAAAGATTCTTCTTAAGTATAGTACTTCTGATAGTATTGAAGAATCTCAAGAAATAATCCTCTCCCAAGGTGATAGGTTTCACGTTGAGAGAGGATTGAGACATCAAATGATTGCCCTGGAAGATACTGAGATGTTTGAATTCTCAACTCAGCACTTTGAGTCTGACAGTATTAGGGTTGTTCCTGGAGATAGTCTGAAACTGTCTTAAATTTATAATTCGGCAACCAATTCATATCAGCACATGTATATGATTGGTATTTGCCAACTAAATGATCTGGAAAGGGAATGGTATTGATTTTACCATTCTCTTTTTTTGTAACCAATTCTGCTACCTCTTGAAATGATATTGGATTTGCTGTGCCAATATCATAGATACCACTTGGAGCATCGTTATTTAAAACGATATCCACTACATCATCGACACAAACAAAGTCACGAAGAAACTTATCAGATCCTTCGAAGAGATTCAGTTCTCCAGTTTCTCTGATTTGTTTTGCAAATTTACTGACTGGACTGGCTTGATCGCCTTTATAATCTTCTCCATCTCCATAGACATTAAAGTATCTGAATCCTTGAATCAGTGGAAACTTATTAAGGTTATCTAATACGCAGTAATCTATTTGAAGTTTTGAGATTGCATACTGATTCAAAGGATTAATTTGCCCTTGAGTATTTCCATATACTGAAGCAGATGATGCATACTTAAATGGAATTTGATATTCCATTGCATACTCTAAAAGAAACAATGTGAATGCAACATTGTTGTGGTATATGGTGCGAATATTTTTTTCGGTTGTAGATGAGATGGCACCTTGATGGAGGATGAGTTCTACTTTATCCCACTCATCAAAGTCTCTAAGGAACCTATAGGCATCATCTTTTTCAATTAAAATCACATCTTTATCTTCTAATTTCTTTAAGAAATTTTGTCCGATAAATCCAGCGTGTCCTGTTAATACAATCATAGGGAATGATAAATAGTTAAAATTTATAATTATAGGTTCATGGCATTTGGCCTGCTCGCTTCAACTATACCGATTATAAACAAGGATACATCACTGTATACTTCTTCTTCTGGTACTTTGGTTGAAGGTAAAATTTCCATATCCCATAAAAATTATAATCCTGTCAAGGTTCGTGTTGCGATCTCCACGAATGGTGTAGATCAGGACTACTTACATTATAACAGGATTATCAATTATGGGGAAACTTTTGAAACTGACACTATTTATTTTGGCAACGGACAAAGAATTCTTGTCAGATCAACTGATCCTGACACCAACTTTGTTTTGTATGGAGAGACTTCAACTGATTCTACAAACTCTGGATTTTTATCTTCAGTTCAAACTGCAGGTAAAACTGAGTTAACATTATATACTGCTCCTGTTGGATATAATGTTACTGCTACAGTTGTTGCATGTAATCTTAATTCTGTTCCTGCTGTAGCAAGACTTGGAATTACAACAAATTCTTTGGTTGGATTTACTACATCACAGTTTCTTGAGTATGATGCTTCCATAGAACCAGGGCAAACTTACGTCAGAAAGGATCTTAAATTATCCCCAGGTCAGACATTAGTTTGTTCCTCAAGTGATTATTCTTATGTGAACTATGTTGTTTATGGAGTTAAAACTTCATCCACAACTGTAGCAGTAGATGCAACTTTTGCAACATTAACTGCCAACAAATTGGTAGTTCAAAATGGTGGGGTTGTTACTGGAGTCCTTACTGCAACATCATTTAATGGATCTATTAATGCTTCTAATCTGACGGGGCGCATTCCAGACTCAGTAACTGGTTCAAGTATTATATCACAATCTAAAGGATTGGTGGTTGGGGCAGCAAATACAATTAACTTTAATAGTAATTTAAACGTCGTTAATACCAATAGAGTTGCAACAGTAAACTTGGATCAAAATATTAATATTACATCAGCAACATTATCTGGTGCATTGAGCGTTGGGTCCACAATCAATGCACTAAATAATAAAGTTATTAACGTAGGGACCGCAACTTCAAATAGTGATGCGGCAAACAAGTTGTATGTGGATACGAGATCTATTGTGATGTCAATTTCACTATCTTAATAGCAAACTTAGGAGATAATTATCAATGGCTAAAAGACAGATTAGAGATTATGTTTTTACTCCTGGTATTGCTGGGGTAGGTAATATTAAAATCCTGGATAAAATCCAGTTAAATCAGATTTTAATTATTACAAATACTACAGATAATAGAGTTCTGTATAATTTTGCGGATCCAACGAATAAAATCCTAGTTGAATTTAGTGCTAGTTTTGATTCTTCGTTCCCATATGCAACATCGGCATCAAATGGCGTAACCACCATACATTTTCAGTTTGATACCTCAGACCAAAGTTCGACGGATTCAATTTCAATTTTTATTGAGGTAGAAGAAACACAATTCAGGCCATATGATTTTGGTACTGACGCTATCGAAAGAATGAGGGTTGCAACTCCGCAATCCATGATTGACGCCGACTTTGAGTATGGAATTCAACCAACCAAATGGCAAACTATTGATTTAATCCGTGGATATCCAAGTATCTATGAGATTGCTGGATCTGATGTTACTGTTTCGGCAGTTGTCACTGATGCAAGTTTCCCTGCTGGCGGAATTGGCGCATCTCTAATTAGTGTTACCACTACAGAAACTCACGGTCTTTCTCCTGGAAGTCCATTTAGAATCGTTGGTCTTGCAGAAAGTATAAGGGGATCTTCAAGAGCAGAAGGATCTTTTATTGTAGAGACTGTTATTTCCTCAACCACATTTACCTATTTTGCCAAGGGTAAGGTGGGTGTAAATCAGGGCGATTCTTTGGTTGCTACATACACTCAACTAAGAAAGGGTGGTTTCTACACTGGAGCTTCAATTGGATCTCCAACATATAGCGTTCAGTCTAATGGTAATACTGGAACATTTACAACTAAATTAATTACTCAAACTGGATCAACAAGAATTGCATATACTGGAGTTAATAATTCGATTGTAGGTTCTCCTTTAACTGCATCTGGTCTTCTTAGTGGAACTCAAGTAACTGGTATTACATCAACATCTGCTACAACGGTTTTCGCACAAAACGTTGCTCCACCAACTAACTTGATTCAAGTTGCCAGCAATTCTGGAATTAGTGTTGGTAATGCCATCGACGATGGATCTGGAAAATCAACATTCGTTACTAACATTGATGGGAATACTCTTACCCTATCATCTCCATATACTGCAGTTGCTGTTGGTAACTCCACCAACGTTGGCATCATAACAGCCTCCAGTGTTAATTTTGGAAATGGCGCCGATGCTATCTTCAATGTTGACAGATATAATGGAAGATATACTCCAACGGTTGTGAATACTGGATATGGATATACAACTGGCGATAGAGTTGTTGCTCTTGGTTCTTCATTAGGTGGTACATCCCCAACAAATAATCTTATTATTTACGTTAGAGGTGTTGATGCTGGTGGCGGAATTACAACGTTTACTACATCAAAATATTTTGCTCCGGTAAATGAAGCTGCACTATCTCAAACACAATATAAGTTTGGAAATGCTTCTCTTCTTCTGAATCCAACTTCTGGTGGTATTGATTATGTCACCTGTGCTTCTAATTTAGACTTTGCGATTGGAACACAAGACTTTACAATTGAATTTTGGATTTATAGAAACCGAAATGGTGTTGCAGAAACCATTTTTGACATGAGAAATGTATTGACAGAATTCTCTCCTTGTTTGAAGATCAGTACTAATAATACACTTGTCCTTCACTTAAACGGTGTTGATGTTAAGGAAAGTGCAAATACTATTACTGCAGGGTCTTGGAACCATGTTGCACTATCAAGAACATCTGGAGTAACAAAACTATATCTTAATGGTACTCAGGAGAGTACTAATTATGCAGACTCAAATAATTATCCTCAGAGAGCAATTAGAATTGGTTCTGCATATGATACTACCAATGGAACTTATGCATACATTGATGATTTCAGATTTACTGTAGGATTATCCAGATATACATCTTCAACATATGCAATACCTTCAGCACACGTAACAGATATTTACACTAAAGCTTTAGTACCATTTAATGGCAATAGTGGAGATGTAGATTTCCCAGACAATGCTTATGGAACTGCTGTATCAAGTTCTTCGGCATATTACAATACAAGTGGTATTTCAACTAGTGTTGGTTTTGGCGCAGTTTTTGATATTGTTAGAGTTGGTGGTGCCACAACATCCTATACTGTAAACTTTATTGCGGGGCAAGCATCAACTGGAAGTTCATATAGTATTTCTGATGTTATTACAATTGATGGATCTATACTTAATGGATCTTCTGGTACTAATGATATTGTTATTACAGTAACTTCTGTCGATGTTGTTGGTGGAATTACTGGTTTTAGTCATACTGGAACTGCTGTAAGTGGAAATGTATTCTATGCAAATCGTCGTGTAACAAATTCTGGATCTGGCGCAACATTCTCTATCTCTAAAGAGGGTGGAGTCTACACTGCTACACCAGTTAATGCTGGATCTGGATATTATCCCGGATATCAATTACGTGCTTTAGGAACCATATTGGGTGGAGTGACAACAGGGAATGACTTGACAATGACCGTGACTGGAATTAATTTGTCAGGAACTCCTGGTGCAATTTCTTCTGTGTCTTCATCAGGAACACCTGTTGGAGGAACTGCAGCAGTATTTTATCCAACAGTCAGTATTTCAGAAACAACAACGGGTCAGATTGCAGATGCTACATCAGTATCATTTAGTTCTTTGGCAAGAATTTTGGTACAATTTGGTAGCAATCATGGACTTGTTCCTGGTGACACTGTTCTTTCTGCTATCACCAGTGTTGGTTCGGGACATAGTTTAGCATCGGGTCCATTTATTGTTGATAACGTACCCAATTCAAATCAGATTGTTTATAGTGCTAAATCAACAGGAGCAATTACATCAGCTGGACTTGCTGGAACAGTCTATCCAAGACCAGATTGCTTCTACGTTCATAGACCATTTGATGGTGGAGTTCAGTTAGGAACTGGTGGACCAGCACATGGAGCACATGCTATTCGTCAATCGAAGAAGTATATCCGTTATCAATCTGGTAAAGGTATCATGTATACCACTGGATGCCTGTTTGCTCCAAGTTATGATCTAAGAAATGTAACTTCTTCTGGAATTTCAACTGGCAGTGTTATTACTTGTGTCACAGATGATACCGAGCATGGTTTACAGGTAGGTGCTGAAGTGCAATTGAGTGGTCTTGAAACTTCTGGATATACTGGAACTTACACTGTCAATAGTATTGTCGATGAGAATACGTTTACAGTATTGTCAAGAGGTGTTCTTGGATCTACTACACCAACATTAGGAAGACCTCCTCAAGTATCTTTATACAAATGGAAAGGTGCTACTGTAAGAGCAGGTGCATTTGACGATCAAAATGGTATCTTCTGGCAGTATGATGGAATCAATCTTGCGGTGGGATTAAGATCCGCAACATTCCAATTGGCAGGAACAATTAGTGCAGACCCTGATTCCAACTCAATTACTGGTACGAATACAAGATTCTTAGATCAGTTAACTGCTGGAGATAGAATTGTTATTCGAGGTATGACTCACATTGTAACTGCAGTTGCAAACAATACTTCAATGGCAGTAACTCCTGATTATAGAGGAGTATCATCAATCACTGGTGCAAGAGCATCTTTAGTACAGGATATTATTATCCCACAAGATCAGTGGAACCTTGATCGTGCAGATGGAACTGGTACAAGTGGATATGACATTCAAATTAATAAGATGCAGATGATTGGATTCCAGTACACTTGGTATGGTGCTGGATTTATTGACTGGATGCTTCGCGGTCCTAATGGAAATTATCTATTCGTTCATAGACTGAAGAATAATAATAAGAATACTGAAGCATACATGAGATCTGGTAACCTTCCAGTGCGTTATGAAGTTATCAATGAGGGTCCAAAATCTAAACTTTCTGCAGAGATTAGTTCTTCTCAGACTACAATTCCACTTGTAGATGCAAGTCTATATCCAACATCGGGTACAATTTATCTCGATAACGAATTGATTACATATACAAATAAAAGTGGAAACACTTTAACAGGTGCGACAAGAGCATCAACCTTTGCTAATTATTCTGGAGGATCGCAAAGAACATATTCTGCTGGTCCTCAGGCAGGACATCAACAAACAACAGGAGCAGTGTTTGTAAGCAATACTGCAACTCCTGTAATCAGTCACTGGGGTTCTGCATTCCTTACTGATGGTTTATTTGATACTGACCGTGGATACATCTTTAACTATCAGCAGGTTGGTAACACGATTACTACCACAAAATCGACATTGTTTATGATTCGTCTTTCTCCAAGTGTTTCTAATGCTATTGTTGGAGATTTGGGACAAAGAGAATTGATTAACCGAGCACAATTGCTTCTAAAATCTCTTGAATTTACTCCAACGGGTGGTGCCACATCGCAGGCAGTTATTATTGAAGGTGTGTTGAATCCATCCAACTATCCAACAAATCCATCAACAGTTAATTGGTTTGGTCTGAGTTCTCAGGGTGCAGGAGGTCAACCATCATTCGCACAAATTGCTAACGCATCTAACATTACCTGGGCTGGTGGTGCAGCATCCTTTACTGCATCAACTACAGTAACTCAAAACTACTTTACTCAGTATCAAATTTTCTCTAAAACTGACACAGCAAACGCCCGTATTGGTTACTTTGTTTCTGGTACTGGAGTCCCTGGTGGTACGCGAGTTATTAACATCTTCCAATACGATGTAAATAACAATTACATTCAGTTCTCAAACTCTGTTAACTCAGGATCTGCAGGTTCAATTACTTATACCTTTACTGCAAACACTCTGTCTGCTGCACCTGGAGAAACTGTTTTCTCCTTCGTTGGTACTGCGGTAGATAAGGCAAACATTGAACTTAATGAATTGAAAGAACTGAATAATACTCCGATTGGTGGTAGAGGTACATTCCCGAATGGACCTGACGTTCTTGCAGTTAATGCTTATCTTACAACAGGTTCAAATATTACAGGTAACTTTGTTCTTCGTTGGGCGGAAGCACAGGCATAATATTTGACGTACTGTGTTAGAATAAATATCTTCCAGTACGTCACTTATTGAAATGAGATTTACCGTTTACTCTAAGAATGGATGCCCTTATTGCACCAAGATCGAACAGGTGTTACAGTTAGCGAACCTAGAACACCAAGTTTATAAACTCGATGAGGACTTCAACCGATTCGAGTTCTATAATGCATTTGGTGATGGTTCTACATTCCCTCAGGTTGTTCTAAACGATCAGGAGAATCTGGGTGGATGTAGTGATACTGTTAAATACCTGCAAGAACAAAATCTGGTTTGATGGAAAACAATTTTCACGAAGTTTATTTTGACGTTAAAAAAGCAATCGACTTTGCCTTTGAGGGAAAGTTTATATTAAAATTTTATGATTATTTAAAAATCAAAGGTGTCCTAAAGAAGCAAATAGAAGAATTCATTGAGAGTAATACTGCCAGTGAACTCAGTAATTTGGTTATGGATCTAGATGAATATCTAGAAGGCGGTTCCGATGAAGATCATAAACAACTTCGTGAAGGATACGGGCATATTCCAAAACCACAAGCAAGAAAAATAAGAAATTACCTTTACAGTATTCTAGAGGATGCTTGGAGATATAATCATGATAGAAGACCAGGAAGAAAAAAGAAAACTAGAGTCTGAATACAATATTAATCGTGGATTTGAATTGATGTTGAGAAGGGCATCGAGGAAAAAAGTATCACAAAAAAATCAAAAGAAATTTCAAATTAAATTTGCAAAAACTTTTTCCCTTTTTGGACTAGAGGTTTCTTTTGACTTTGATTTTTCTTTTGATTTTAAAAAGTATTCAAATCGAATAAAAAAGTAGAAATATATTTTTCTGCAAATTCTCTATCAAAGTATGCCTTCAGAATCCCATAAGCTGGATCTGTAACAGATAAGTGTGCGTCATATCCTTTATGAAATAGATATGACGATGATGTTTGTGGAGACTCTTCAAGACAAGTTTTAAATCTATTTAAATAGTCACTAGCAATTTTTGAATAGTCTTCATAAAAATCGGTAGATCTTTTTTGTATCCACAATTTTTTTGAAAAATACTTATTCAGATCATATATCTTTGATGTATCTCTATCTCTATCTGGCAAATCACTAAGATATTTTTTGATATAACTGTTTGCATATTCTTCATCCATCTTAAGAGGATGGAGATCAATAGCACCAAAGAACTTTTTTCCGTTGATCTTTAAATATTCTGTTCCTAGAATGGGAGTTTCATAACAAAAATTTGGATAGATGACTAAAGTTTCTGCATAAAATTTATCCCCAATTTTTAATTCACATAATCTAATTTTTCTTATTTTTTTACTCTTCCAAATATATGATTTGATTGATGTAGTATCCCTAACAACCTCTTCATCTAACCATACTGGCAGTTTGAGTGGCTCTGCATCGGGAAATACTTCAAATATTTTATCTTTCAAATTCATAATTTTATATCATTGACACTATTTATTTTATGTGATAATATGACATCTAAATAGATCAGATTCGTAAGAGTCTTTGATTTACTCACAATATACGGAGGAGAGAAAACGCCCCAAACGCCCAACGTTTGTTCGATGTTATCTCTCTGTCATAGACGAGAGATCTTAGTATAAAAGTACTCTCGGGAGGAAAAAAAGATGTTAGCAGTAACACTCACACTTACAACATTAATTTCCTTGATGTTTTTAATGGTTGGATGTATGATTGGATGGATGGCAAAACAACATTTCTATGAGAGAAGCTATACTCCGTATATGCACCCAGAAATGTTTGATGAAAATGGGAATGTAATTCCAGATGAAATTTTAGCAGTGAGGTTTGAAAACGATTATGACTACGACGACGACGAAGAAGACGATTGAAAAACCAATTGAAACTCTTCCTATTAACCCATTTATTTTTGAAATTTTAGAACTTGCATCCAAGCAACGTTCTAATGCAAAAAAGATTGAAGTTTTGAAGACATACGAACATGATTCTATCAAAACTGTTTTTATTTGGAATTTTGATGAGACTGTAATTAGTCTTATTCCTGAAGGTGACGTTCCTTATGGTGATACAAAAGATCAAAATGTTTACTCGGGAACTCTTTCCCAAAATCTTTCTAAAGAAGCTGCGGGTGGTGAATCTGCAACAGGACAAGACTTAGATGGAAGAGGCAGAACTTCTCTTCGAAAAGAGTATGTTAATTTGTATCACTATGTTCAGGGTGGAAATAATACAATTAATACTATTCGTAGGGAGATGATGTTTATCAATCTCTTGCAGGGTCTTCATCCTAGAGAGGCAGAAATTTTATGTCTTGTGAAGGATAAACAGTTGCAAACTAAATATAAAATTACACTTGAAAATGTAAAGGAGGCTTATCCCGATATTACTTGGGGTGGGCGTTCATGAGTAAAATTTATGATGTTGCAAAGAAGGAGAAGGAGGAATTAATTTTGGATAAAACAAACGAAAACAAAATTGTTCCTTCTCAATATGGTTGTGAAATTATTTTGGAAAAGTCTACTTTGCAGCAAGTAAAAGATCCATCATTTCCTAGTGATGCCAAACTAATTTGGTATCAAATTGAAGGAGAGACTCATATGGATCTCTGTCGTGGTAGAAACGTAAAGATTTTTGATATGTACTACGACAAATATGGTCCAGGTGCAGTTAAAAAAATTAGTTTTGGATATGGAAGAGTGAATCCTAGATTGTGGGGATATAAGAAACCAGATAATAAGAAAAGAAAATGAGTGAAGGATTTGATGATGGAAAGGCAAAGGTAAATATAAACACCGACGAACTTTCAAAGATTATTAAAAAATACAAAAAACTTAATAAGTACAAAAGGTCTGCTGTGTTTACAGTAAAGACTATTGATGGCACCGAAAATGTCATTAGTTCATTAATTAAAGAAGCAGAGGAGTATCCTATAGACTAATGGGAAAGCACTATTTACTTAACTTGTATGGATGCTCGTTTGTCCTTTTGGATGATGAGCGTTGTCTTATAGACTTACTGGAAAACGCAGCAATTGCAAGCGGTGCTACAGTGTGCCAAACTATCTCTAAGAAGTTCGAACCACAGGGAGTTACAGTATTATGTTTACTTTCAGAAAGTCATATTTCAATTCATACTTGGCCTGAGGAAGGTAGGGCAGCAGTAGATGTTTATACTTGCGGAGATTGCAATCCTAAGATTGGTTGTGATATAATCATTCAGCAACTTTTTGCAACAAATCATACGTTAAGTTACATAGAACGGTAGTCTATGTTACAAAATTAATTGTCTAAATAATCTGACGTTCATTTGCTATTTGCGAATAGCGAACGGAAGTAGGAATACCGAAGGAACGCACCAATACCCATAA